GCGCCTGCTGACAGCCACCGACGACTTCAACCGGACGCTCATCGCGTGCGCGGAGGTCGGGGCGTATGCCTACCGTTTGGCCAAGGCGAAGGGGCTGCAACCGGGTTCCCCGGAGTTCGACACGTTCGTCAAAAAGGAAGTCAACACTCCCGGCAGCTTCTCCTACCACATGGCCAGCCAGAAGGCGTCGAATTACATCTACTCCAACCCGCTGCCAGGACAGCGCGACCCGCACGCCGAGGGAGAGAATAAAACGGTTCCCGTGCGCGACATTGGCGACTTGGCCGGTTTCGTCGCCGGTCGGATCACCGACGCCATTGCCAAGGAACACCACAACCTTGCCGTGAAGGGACTCGCCGCCATGCTCCGGGTCAGTTTCTTCCCGTTCCAGCGCACTCCGTTCAACATCATCCGCAAAGGGATGCGGCACACGCTCAACCCGGTCAGTCTGATCGACATCGCGCTTGGCATCGCGGACAACTCGTTCGTCAAGAACGACGCCACCGGCAAGCGGGAGTTCAAGTGGAACGCCAAGGGCCGCAACCCGGAACTCATCACCCGGATCGGGCAGCAACTTCAAGGCACCGTCCTGCTGATGATGCTCGCCGCCACCGCTGCCGGGGAAGGGGACGAAGACGACTTGGACAAGCCGTTCGTTATCACCGGATCAGCCCCGTTCACCCCGCAGGGCCGGGCGGAGCGGGACGCCAGGATGCGCAGCGGAGTCGGACCTTTCCGCATCAGCTTCCGCCGTAAGGACGGTAGCGAACGGTTCGGGTTCAACTACGGCCGCATCGAGCCACTGGCCACCACTCTTTCCGCGACCATCGACACGATCAAGTCGTTCAAACGGTCATGGCGGGCCGGTCAGACCAACCAGCAAGCCCTTGAAGCCGCGATGGGCGGTCTGGTGGCACAGGCGCAGGACAAGACGTTCATGCGCGGCGTGAACGACCTGATTGCCCTCACCACGAACGTCCTTGCCTCCCCGGACCTGCAAGAGAACCGGAAGTTCCACCAGTTCCTCGCCGGTCGCATCGCCATGGTGGTTCCGAACATCATCAAGCAACCGATCCGCGAGGGTGACACGATGTTCCGCGAGCGTTCCAACGGTTTCATGGAGGAACTGCTCTACCAAGTTGCACCCACCGGCCAGAAACCCGCCAAGGTTGACCCCTACGGCCGCGAAGGCAGAAAACCGGTTCTCATGGACGGCGGGCTTGCCGATTCCGTTGCCCGTTCGGTGGACATCGCGGACACCGGCACCGACAAGGTTCACCCGGTGGACCGCATGCTCATCAAGTGGCGCGATTCCGGCAAGTGGGCGAAAGCCGCCGATCCGAACGACCGCAAGCCATGGTTCCCGTCGCCCATCCTCAAGGCGGAGTTCAAGCACCGCCGCACCGGGCAGAACGTCGAGATGGACGCGGCACAACTGAAGGAGTTCAGGGAAATGGCCGGAAAACGGACCCTCGCGCTTCTCAAGTTGAACCGCATCAACTATGATAGCCCCACGGAACGGGATGTGGAGGCGGTGAAAAATGCCGTCTCCAAGGCCCGGACAGACGCCAAAACGATCCTCTCCATCAAATACAGCCGCTAACCCCCACAAAACGTCATGCCACAACAAGACCAAGTTCAACGAGTGCTCGAACCGGTTCCGGGCGAGGAAGTGATCCGCGAGGACGATGGAGTTTCCCCACTGATGCCGTTCCCCACGGACTATGTGCTGACCCGCGAGCAGGAGGAGGAGCTTGTCGGCCACGCCATGAAGCGCCTTGGCGATCTTGAGCAGGAGATGGGGCGCGACATCACCAAAGGCGGCGAGTGGTGGAACTTTGAGGGGATCGCCCTGCCCGACCCGGAAGGCAAGGATGGACCGCAGGCGACGTGGATGGGCAAACGCATCCTCTACGACAAGACGTTCCGCAATGAAGTGGAGTGGCGTCCGCGCTTGGTTGGCGGAATCTTCGGGGAGTCCAACCTGGTTGTCCCGGCCGCACGGCGGATTTGCCGTCAGATGGTCGCACGGGCCATCAACTACTTCTTCGGCACCGATCCTTGGTTTGCGGTGTATCCGGTGGGGAATGCGGACATGATCCGAGCCGACCAGTCCGACCGCTACCTCCGATGGAAGATGGATCAGGCGAAACTCAAGCGCACCGAGGAACAAGCGGTGGAGCGGGCATTCATCCTTGGCGAAGCGGTGGTAAAGACCACTTGGCGCAACAAAGAGCAGATTTACAAGACCACGGCGACCGTCTTGGTTGACGAAGCAGGCAACGACATCCTCGACGCGCAGGGTGACTACATCGTGGAAGCGGACGAGTGGATTGCCGAGACGGTGGTGGACGAAATGACCGGCCAACCGATTGAGTCCGGGCTGATGGTTCTCAAGCGGGATGGCATCACGCCCATGCCGCAGGTTCCCATTTGGCAGGAGAAGCGCATCACCCGCCGGATCATCACCTATCGCGGCCCGGAGGCGAAGGTTATCAACTACCTCGACTTCCTTTGTCCGCTCGACGCGGAGACGGTGCAGGACGCCGACTGCGTGGTGCATCTCTACGACCGGCCGTTCATGGAACTGGCCGACGAGTGGCAGAAAGCCATCGCGCAAAACTCCACGCCCGACCAGCGTCTCGAAGCCACCCGAAAGTCAGTGGAGCTTCTTCGCAGACTCGCCGGAACGTCCAACACCACGGCGGCAGGCCAGAACTCCGATCAGGTGGACAGCGCCACCAAGGCGGGTCTGACCAACGAGCGGCAGCAACCGATGGTCAAGATCGCGGAGTTCCACCTTCGATACGACATCGACGGCGACGGCATCCTGGAGGACATCATGCTGGTGATCGACCGGGAAAGCCGCACCCCGATCTTTTACGACTATGTGGCCAACGTCACCCCGGACGGATGCCGCCCGTTTGCGGTGGTCCGGGTGAACGAGATCCCCGGCCGCTGGTATGGCATGGGGGCCATGGAAATGATGAACCCAAGCCAGCAGGTGATCGACCTGTGGATGAACCGGAAGAACCGGGCGGTTTCCGGCTCCGGGCGCGTGGACTTCTGGAGGCCGCACAACACGGTGGAGGGCAGGGCCAACCCGAACCTCGAAATGAATTGGGGCGGCACCTACACACCGATTGGCGACAAGGAAGCGAAGGACATCCTCGAATCCGTGTACATCGAGGACAACATCGGGGACAAGCTGATGGAGTTCATCGAGTTCTACATGCAACTGATGATGAACGAATCCGGCGTGATGAACGCCAACGACGGGCAAGCCGCCGGTCTGGAGTCGTCCAAACTCGCCACCGGCATCCGGAACATCGAGAAATCCGGGCAGGAGCTTTTCAGCCTGTTCCTTGGCCACCTTGAACCGGGCGTGTCGGAGACGCTGAACCGCATGGTCAAGCTGGTGATGACCCGCTTGGACGAAATGGAGGTCTATCGCTACTTCGAGGAAGGGGAAGAAGGCGGGGAAGGCGTCCAAGGGTTCCAAGAGATCAACCCGGCCGACATCAACAACATGGAGATCGACACGCGGGTTCTTCTGGAGCGCCACCGTGGCGAACAGATCCTTGAATCCTCGCTCCGGGCAACGCAACTGGTGAAGGACTTCTACGCCCAACCGTTCGAGGTTCAGGTGGTGACTGCCGACATGTACCGGGGGATGCTGAAAGCCTTGCAGGTCAAGAACGCCGACCGGGTGATCCAGCCGATCCAGATGCTCCCGGTGCAACCTGGAGGCCCGGACGCTCAAGGAACCGCCGCCGCAGCCGCATCGAAACCTCGACAAGCCCCGGCAAACCTGTAACCTAATCCCCACGGAACGTCATGTCAGTCAAACAGACCGCCGCCGCCAATGCCTCGATACGCGCCCAGCGTGTTGCCGAGATCCAATCCGCCGTGAAGATCAAACCTGCCGACCCGTTTCCGGACCCGAAAATTGCCTTTCCTCCGCTTGATGACGCGGAATTTAGGCAACGTCTCGAAGCGCAGGCCAAGAAGATGCTGCCATGAACGATAAAATCCACCCATGACTGCCCGCCCTACCGCTCCGCCTTCACCCTCGACTCCCGCCGGGCAGTCATTGGGTGCGATGCCTTGTTCTGTGTTGCCGGTGCCGTTCTACAGCGACGAATGGGTCACTCTCTACCATGGAGATGCCTTGGAACTGCTGCCACGAATCGGCAAGGTGTCAGCGATCATCACAGACCCGCCGTATGCCGTCCGCGATGATGAAGAATGGGACAGGAAAAACGACGTGGAAATGGCGCGGTTCTGCATGGAGTGGGCAACAATCGCCCACCGGATCACGCCGGAACTCGTGAGCTTCGATACGGGCTACTCGCCACTTCGCGGAGTGCTGGAAATGCTCTGGCCGCGAGTCCGGGTGATGATCTGGGACAAGCCGAATGGCAGCCAATACGCGGGTGCGGCGGAACGTGGAATGTGGTTCGCGCATGAGGCAATCTATCACTGCTACTCGCCCAGCCTCGAAAAATCCCTTGAGGTCGGAGCCATGATAAAAGCCGCCCGTGAGGAGGTCGGAATCTCTCGCGGTGGCGTGGA